TAGGCAGCCCACCATTGGCCCAACGACGGCAAGAATCCCTTCTTTCCCGACGGGAAGGAGAACGCATTACACCAACCTGCCGCATAGTCTGTACTAGGCTGTATCTTCATGATGTTGGTAGTATTTGCTGCTCCATCGTAATCAGCCTTGGCTTGCGTTTCATCTGATATTGCGGTCATATAATTTTCTAGCGCCATCTCAGTGTTGATGTGGATTTGCATCTTGCCGGGTGCTTCCGTCAAGGCAATGCCGAATCTACAATTGCTTGTAACAACAGCCACACAATCAGCCACCTTGCTACCATCCCAGTTGTCCTCCGTATAATACTTGCCATCTACACTCTGAATCCATACACCATTAGTAGGATTTGTTGTTCCTTGTTCACTATACACTACCGTCAGGTTCCTGTAAGACTGATTAGCTGTATAAATCTGTGAAGAAGGTGCGATATAGTCGTTTGTATTGCTTGCTTTTACAATATATCTCACTCCAAAAGGAATCTTATATGTCCCCGTTACAGATGTTTGGATAGCAATAGTTTCTGCTAATTCTTCTCCCGCCACAAAACTTTCTCCAGTTGTTGAAGCATAAAAAGTGTCATTGACGGCATCATAAAGTCCCGCTATACCATCGGAACGCATAGCAGGTACAAAATCCCGTACCAGAACTCCACTTTCATAAACTTTGTAATAATAAAGTCTACCTCCTGCCGCACTTCCTGTGCCTTCGCTGAAAATGTGAAGATTTGATGAAGTCGTAAAATCCGATTGTGTTGAGAAGGTATAAGTATTTTCACCTGCCGTTGCCTTTCCATTTTCTAATGTGATAACAGAGGGATATGCAATATTTGATATTACAGAACCTAAATACCCAGAGCCTCCTAAACCAATATCAAGCTTTCCAGTTGTCAATGCATATACGCCAAACCGATTACCAGAAGAACCTACACCACTGAAGAAATGCGAACTTGTGGCAGCGACCTTTAATTCTATCTTGGTATTATTGGTAGCTTTCATTCCAGTGTCAATGCGCAGAACACTGTTTCCTTCAATATATTCCAATCTGGTATATTTCTCAGCCACCCCCACAGTCTCAACCTTACCGATAGTGATTTCAAAACCTTCAGGTGTACCTTGGTCGGCTGAAACATTTACCGTCAGAAGCTCTGTCTGATAAGTGCCGCTCTTCTCCACGTTGCCTCCTTCCGAATTGGTGAACACAATGTCTTCGGGTGCAAGATACCCTTCCACTTCAGGGAAAGAAACGGTCACTTCCTTGTCAGTAGGGATGGTAATCGTCTCGCCGTTCATCACTTCCACCGAAACGCCGCCATAGGAAACCGTAGCCTTCACAGCACCGATGACGGCATCGGCAGCCTGATTCGAAAGGATTCCAACGGTCAAGGAAGAAGCTATGTATACCAACGACACTTCACGGGAAGGATTCTCAGCCGTGAACTCCATCGCTGAAGGCTGTGCGTAACCGTCCAAAGCGCCACCCACCACCTGATAGGTCTTTCCATAAGGCACTTTATGGGTGATTGTACTTCCGCTATATGCAACACCGTCAACCGTAACGTCCGCACTGATGGCAGAACCTTCGCCGTCAGCCACATTCACCGTAACGGCTTCAGTCTGATAAAGTGCCTCGATGTCCCTTGCATTGTCCTCGACAGCCTTGTACGAAACGCCCTCAGGGGTCTTGTAGCCTTGCGCTTCACTGAAAGCGACCGTGTACTGCATGTCGGCAGGAACCTTCACTGTAATCTCCTTACCTTCCCAAGCATAGTCCTTGCTGAACCCCTCGTAGCTGACGTTGACCGAAAGCCCCATGATGTCCTCGTGCGAAGGCTGGTTGGTAAGAAGAGTGATGTTTATTGTTTCGCAAGGCAGCGATTGTGCCGCCTTGCCGTTAGTTTTTCCGAACATAGTTAGAATGAAAGTTTTTCAGGATAGCCTGTAGTGTAATCGTAAGCCAAAATCTCAGTCACCGTAACCAGCTTGTCAGCTTCTGCCAAGTGGATTTCCGTAACGTCCCAAGTGGCACGTGCGTAGTCCAGTACGGCATAGTAGAGCTGCCAGCCCATTGCCACGGTCATCGGGAACGCCATTCCTTCATAGCGGAGGATTACGTTCTCCTCACCCTTCTGTTGGGCTGTCTCCAAGTTCTCACGTACCTTGTTGCGCAAGTCGGAGTTGAGCCACAAGTGGACACCGCCGATGGAGAAGTCTTCCACCGCCTCGCTCTTGTCGTAGCGTCTGATGTCATCCTTCAGCTTTTCCTTCAACAGAGGCGCTTGTCTTTCCTCGTCAAGACCCATCGCATCGTACATCTCCTTGTATTCGTGTACTGAAGCGAATCTTGTCTTGCCTTCCAAGGCTTTATCTAGCCAGTATGGAGTGAGTGGACCTTCATATTCACCAGTCTCGTAGGTACACCAGTCCGTATCTCTCACTTCTCCGGTGAATTCAGGTTCACCAGTCTCTTCATTCATGACGAACACACGTTCCACCTCGTCTTTCTTGCCCCAACGGAGGATGTAACGGTTGCTGTCTATTATTTCGATTGCCTTGAAATCAGCTTTCAGGCATCTGTCTATCACTGTATTCTTAATCATAATATTAATTTATTGTAGAGAGCAGATGAACTGCTCTCTGTGGTTTAAAGTATTACTTTTCGGGTCCCGACTGGGTATGGTTTATAGAGACTTGAATGCACGCACATGAAAGTTGTAGCTCAGACTGTGGCTGACCACGTAGCCGTTACTCCAAAGGAGTACCCAACAGGTGCGTTGGCCGCTAAAGTACACGCTAAAGTACGTAGATGTCCAGTAATATGTTGAGGTGAGTGCAGTACCGCCAGCCTTGGTAATGGCTGCATCAACGGCAGCCTTGTTGTTGTAAGCTGCCCACATTTGACCGAGTGAAGGCAGGAAGCCCTTCTTCCCAGAGGGGAACGTATAAGCATTACACCAACCTGCCGCATAACCTGTTCCGCTTTGCAGTTTCATGATGTTGGCGGTATTGTTTGCACCGTTGTAATCAGCCTTGGCTTGCGTTTCATCGGATATTGCGGTCATGTAGTCTTCCAATTCTCCTGAAGCATCGCTGTGGATTGTCATTTTACTACTTGCCTCAGTGAGCGCGATACCAAATCTGCAACTGCTTGTAACAACAGCTACACAATCCGCTACCTTACTTCCGTCCCAGTTGTCCTCCGAATAGTACTTTCCGTCCACGGACTGAATCCATACACCGTTGGTCGGTGTGGTCAAACCTGGGTCATAAACGTACACCGCATCATAGGTACGATACTCTACATCAGCTACAAAGGTTTGGCTGTCGGCTGGAGCAGCGAATCCTTCAGCATCACCGCACACAATCTTGTACTTCGTACCCCAAGTGAGTTCATGGGTTGCTGAAGCGGTGGTCTGTGTAGCAAGTACATCACCCAAGGTTTCGGTTACTTCTCCTGTGGTTTCGTCAATGGATTCAACAACTCGACAAACATTTATTTCGTAACCGCTTGGTGCTTGGGTGTCACCGCTTATACTGATAGTGAGCTTGTGTTTTAACAATACTGAATCTTCGTCTTGGACGGGGCGAACGCTGAAACCATACGCACGGTAGTTGTTTTGCCGCGGACTAACATTATTCGAAGTGAAGTACAGGCGGTAAGCAAAACTAAGGTCGTTAGAGGAAGAGAGCCACGAAGAGCCGCGCGAACCAACATGGTCGAGCAAACCTTCATTGCTGGTTCGGAACCCCGATGCCGGAAAGAATATGCCAACAGTATCGTCTGAATAACGCTTAAACTTCCATCCGTTCGCAAAACTTCCTATGACATTAGATGTAGAAAAGAATGTGAATGTATTTCCGTTCGGCATCTTGAATCCTACGGGGCAGGGGTCGTATATGGTTTTCACAACATTGTTGTCACTATTTCCTGCGACAGCACAGGCAGCGTCCCAAAGATTAAAAGTGGCAGCACTGTTGGATTTGAACCAGTTATGATAATAAGTACTGTTTGATTCGTACAAAGTAGTCGGATTCTGAATACCCAAATTGATAGCAGAAGCGATACTGGCAGCTGCATAACTCAAAACACCATAGCTTGCATGGTCAGTTGTTGCGTTATACGCACTAGGACACAACAATGGTGTAGGTCTACCGAACTGATAGAACCAGTTCTTGATATGCTCCTTCGTATCTTCATCCCATTTTGAACCCAAGTTCACAGGAAGAATCTTGTACTTGACATTAGTTGCATTCGTAATCTCAACTACACTTAAGTCATCACTCCACAACCAAATATGCCAAGACCACATAATAATACCATCAGAATCCTTTACCGATATAACAGCATTGGCTCCAGTTGGGGGCAGACTGGGCACGGTAAACTTGACGTATCTGCAATCGTCACCGTCCACAATCTGAAGGTCTGTAACGGCATTCTCAGTGTCAGCGATTGAAATCTGTACACTGGCAGCCTGCTTTGCCGTATCGGTTTCAACGTAAGGAGAAGAAATCACGTTACCCAAGTAGTTCACGAAGTCATGCGAGTTCGCTCCACCGTTGTTGGTGTAGGCTTCAGTGTTCGCTGCACCGTTCTTGACGGCAGCACCGTAGGCGATAGGGAACTTGTACTTTCCCGTTTCCTTGATGACGTAGCAGTTGGCGGTGTTCTGCGCAATCGAGTTGCCGTAGATGTCCACCTTCGAGAGGTCCGTGCTGTCGATGTACTGCATGTTCACGGTTCTGCTTGTGAGCTGTGCGGTGAAGGATTGCGGCTGTGGTGTCTCATAGTCGCCGTTGTCGCTTACCGACACCTCGTAGTCAGTGCCGAAAGCCACCTTCTGTACTACGGGTATTCCGTCAAACGTATGTTCAGTGCCGTTGATGGTAACGGTCTGTCCTGCCATGCTTGCACCGTCATTGGCAGACACGTTCACAGTCACCACTTCGGTAAGGTATGTGGCGTTGACGGTTCTTGCGTTGCCCGGTACGGCTGTGTATGACAATGAATCGGGAGCCTTGTAGTCTTCCTTCTCGCCGAAGCTGACGGTATAGGTCACATGCTCAGGTACTTCAACGGTCATTGCCTCGCCTTCCCAAACGTAGTCCTTCGAGTATGTCCCGTATCTTATGGAAAAGGACACGCCAATCAAGTCCTCATGGGAGGACTGGTTGGTTCTGAGAGTGAGGTTGATTTTTTCAACCCCAGCTTTTGTGCCTTTGCTTGATGCATTAGTACTTCCTTTCATGTTACTTGTGTATAATGATTGTTGGAACAGTTATTGATACATTCTTCTTGGAGTAGATGCGTACCACATCCGTCATCGTTTCGCACACCATAGCGTAGTCACCGCTCACGGCATCCGCCTGACTGAACACGACTTCCGCAAACATGGCGGCAGTAGCACCTGTACATGTCATGTCGCAATGGTATCCGAAATCGGAATAGGTGGAGTCTTCCACCCAATTGGAAGCCGTCACGTTTTCGAACTTCAGCACCTTGTCCTGCTTCCCGTTCAATGATTCAATGGTTGCATACACTTCCGCGATTTCGTCTGCGGTCAGATAATCCGAAAGGTCCACCGATCCGCAATCATAAATCGAACCGTGTGTCCATATTTTCAGCACGTCCTGAATGAAGACGATGCTCTGATAGAGAATATAAGGTTCCCCGCTGACAACGGATCCGCCTACCCCTACCGTGTAGGACGTATTGTCCCGGTTGGCGGAAAGCTTCTGTGTGTTGAAGTTGGAGAACTGATTGAAATGAATCAGTTTCTTTGTTATTGCCATATCATTTCTTTTTAAGGGTTAGAAAAAGGGAGGATGGGAGCAACCCCATCCTCCCCGGTTTAGTTAAGTCAGTTCAGGTTTAGAGTTCTTCCCAAGCGAACATTGCGTCCACTTCTGCCTGGCTGTAAGTTTCCGACTTCTTGTAGTAGTCATCCAACTTGCCTTCAGCAGTGGAGATCAAGCCATCCACCTCAGTCTTGGTGTAGGTTGTAGCCTGTGGAGCAGCAGCGTTGGCAACAGCTGATACGCCGTCGATGTTGCCCTGCAACTCAGTCTTGTCGGCAGCCTTCAAGTAGTCAGCTTCGATAGCGTCCAAACGGCCTTCAGCAGCGTCAATGGCGTCAGCGTTGGCCTTTTCAGCGGCACGTGCGATTTCAGCTTCGGCAGCAACGGCGTCCTTCACCTGCTTGGCTACTGAACCTTCTACGGTGTCACCACCCTTCAAGGTTGCGATGTCAGCCTGCATCTGAGCGGCGCCTGTAGTGTCAGAACCGATCCAGTCAGCCACTTCCTTCAAGGTGTCGAAGTCTTCAGGAGCACCGGCAACTACACCTGCGATAGCGTCAGCCACCTGCTTCTTTACCGAGCCTTCTCCTTCGCCGTTCAAAGTGGCGATGGCACCTTCATTGGCAGCCACACGACCTTCGAGTGCAGAAGCGGCGTTAGTGATTTCTGTCTTGTCAGCAGAAGTGAGGTAATCGTCTTCAACAGCCTTGATGCGACCGGCCAAAGCGTCAGTTGTACCCTTGATTTCTTCCTTGGCAGCGTTCACCTTAGAAGTAGCGTCACCTGCAGCAGTAGCTTCGGCAGCGCTCTGTGCAGCAGCAGCCTTTTCGTCAGCGTACTTCTTGGCACCGTAGATGGTGTTTGCAGAAGAAGCGTCTTCGGCTGTACCAATCAAAGATTCGTTGGCAGCATCCACTGCACCTTCTACCTGTTCGTCTGTGTAAGCCTTTGCATCAGCAAGAGCTGTGTTTACCTTACCTTCAAGTTCAGTCTTGTCAGCTGCCTTCAAGTAGTCGTCCTCAATAGCCTTGATACGGTTAGGAAGCGTTGTATTGACAGCAGTCTTAAACTCGTCTGTCAAACCGAAGTGTACACCCTTTTCGTCTACCTTGACAGCTACTGATGCAGGATCGTCAGCAGAGAAAGTGATGGTACCGTTGTTGCCTGCAGCTTCTGCAACTACGCCATTGGCAGAAATCTTGCCGAAGAACTTCAAAGCCGCGATAGCTTCAGCTACATTGCCATAGTATTTACCGTGGGTGTAGACAGCAGCCCCGTTACCTTCCGCGTCACCGCTGATGAAGACAATCTTGTTAGTGTACTGTGAAGGAAGACCTGCAGCAATAAAAGCTGACTTGGTTCCGGAATAGTGAACAAACATTTTAGAATTTGTTGCCATAGTTTAATGATTTTTTGATAGTTAAAGAATAGTTTGTTTATTTTATTCGACCTCCTGCCATGCAAGGGCTTCGTCGATCTGTGTCGCTACCGTCTTGTCGCCGACGTTTGTCTGAAGTACCGCAATCGCTTCCGCATTGGCGTCGATCCCACCCTGGAGCTCAGTCTTGTCCGCAGCTTTCAGGTAGTCAGCCTCGATGGCGTCCACATCAGTCTGGAGCTGTGTGATGGCCGCTGCGTTGGCGTTCACCATTTCAAGAAGGGTCTCGCCTCCGTCACCTGCCTCGCCGCCGGAAACGAGCTTTTCCAAGTTGGTCAAGCGGGTATCCTGGTCGGAGTTCTTGCTTTCCACGACCGCCAAACGTCCCATCACGCCGTCTTCCTCGCTCTCTTCCGTGCCGTTGAGAATGAGGTTGATCTCGCCGATACTCTGTGAGAGCGAGTTGATCTGTCCTTCGTTGGCGTCAGCCTTCGCCTGTGCGTTCGCAGCCGCTGTCGTATTCGCTTCAATGAGCAGGGCCAAGCGTCCCTCTTCAGCGGTCGCGCGGTCAGTCTCTACCTTGATGGCTGCATTTACCTCTTCCTTGTTGAAGTAGTTGGAGAGGTCAATCGAACCTGCGAGCGCGTCCCATTCGGTGCCGTTCCATGCCCAGTTGGTACCTGCCGGATGGCCGTCGTACGCTTCTTCCACGTTCCATACATCACCGCTCACGTTACCTTCAGCCGGGAGTTCGGCGAAAGTAGCCTTGCTGCCCTTGTAACTGTACACACCCACAAGCTTGCCTGCCACGGTGTTGATCTCGTTCATCAAGACCTTACCCTGTGCAGCCGAGAGAGCCTTGTCCGATGCGTCCGATTCAAGGTTGTCCACGATTTCCACGTTCGATGCCGCACCGGCGTCAATGCGTGACCAGCCCGAGTAGTCGGATTCAGTAATCTTGCTTGTGTCAACGAGCATGTAGGCGGCCTTTTCGGCAGCCACACCCACGATGAGACCCTCGTACAGATAGATGGTCTCGCCGTCATACGGCCATGTCTCCTTGTTGATAAGGTCGGCCTTTGCGCTCACCACGACTCTCGGGTCGAGCGCTTCCTGCATCTTCACCTGGAAGTTTGCAGCGAAATTGAATGTTCCTTTGTTTCTTGCCATAGTTTAGTCCTCCATTAGAATTTGGCGAGCAAAGTCACTTCGCCGCGGGTTGAACCTTTGTAAGTGTACACGTAGTAGGTGTGCTCGGTGCCGTTGATGTCGATGACCTCTGTAGTCTCGTTGTAGTCGCCGGTACCGATGGTGTCCATGGCGCCCGATACGGTATTGAGCATCTGGAGCGTCTTGACTTGGCGAGGGAGCTTGAATACTTGTGCAAGTGTTCCCGAAGGCTGTACGGTAAAGTTGCCTGTAGACATGGCGCCCACTGTCTCGTTCCAAGCCACGAGAGCCTGCTTCACTACCGGATTTTCTGCGGTAGCCGAGCCTGTTGAAGCGAACCAAGGATAGGTGCCGTTTACGGTCACTGCGCTTGAGTCTACTGTACCTGCTTCAAGCGGTGACAAATAGTCGTTACCCTTGTTGTCCTTTGGCTGCGGGCCTTCGGCAAATGCCGCACGGTACTTGTAGGATGTGTTTCCGAGAGCCACGGTTGCAGGAAGTTCCGTGTTGTCCGCGCTGTCACCGTAATAGATGAAGGAAGCCGCAGTGTCCTGTGCGCCCGCACGGTTGTTCTGCTTCACGCCGTTCAGGTTGATGGCACCGGCATTGAAGCCTACGGTGAACTGGTCGGCCGTAGGAGCCGCCGCACCCACTTCCTGGGTAGCCGCATAGCCGTTGAACTTGATGCTTGCACTCGGGGCCGTGAATGTCGGGTTCACTGTCGGGAAGAGCATGTCATCGAGGATGGCATTGATGGTCTTGCCCTCAATGTCGCTGAGCTTCGTGCCCTTGGCGATGCCGCCGACCGCACTCGGCATGGCGAGGGTCTTGTCCTCGATGGCCGATTCGTAGTCGCCGCTGCCCACGGCAATCTCGGAAGTGCTGCCGTCCACGTGGGTAACGACAATCTTGTCGCCTTCCGCATTGAGCGCAACGTCCTCGATCAGATTCTTGTCAGGAAGTTCACCCGTGAACGCGATGCCGTTCTGGATGATCTCCTTGGTGTCGGTAGCGAAATAGATTCCGCCGCCATGGATTGAAAGATTGTACTTCTCTTTCAGACCTCTAAAGAAAACTGCCATAGTTTGTTAAGTTTTTAGTTTGTTAATATTAACGATGCACGTGGATCACTCCACGTCCACCCATTCGATCTCACTCTTGAAAAGCTTCTCGTAGGTATCCACCACGGAGTCCTTCACCTCGATGCCTCCCACGGTCTTGCTCTTCAATGTCTTGATGCTGTAGTATTCGTCCGTCGAAGTGACGTACACGATCTGTCCGACGAAAGGATTGGGAATTTTCTCCATCTCGCTCAGGAGGACGATTCTGCATCCCACGCGTGTAGGCGCGTTGGTCTTGCTGATGATGAACCCGTTGCTGGCGATAATCCCGTCGGTAAAGTCTGTTGCCTGGTTAGTTGCCATATTGTCTGAGTTATTGGTTCTTGAGTTTAGTCTACATAAATGAAGAGCTCGCCGCTCACGGTCATGAATTCACCGTAGATATTGTATGACGTACCGTCCACCGCAATCTGCTTCTCGCCGTTGCAACCCATGATGGAGGTGTCGAACGGGACCTTGCCGCCGATGCCGTTGTCCTTGGTGGCCACATAGCCGTAGTCCGAGGGGACGAGCACGAGCACCTTGTTGCCGGCCACAATGTCGCTGATAGGGGTCTTGCCCATCTTTCCTGCACTCACGCTGATGATCTTGTTCTCCGGAGAAACGAGCATTTCGGGAGTCAGCTCGTCAAAGCTGCTGATCTGGTCCACGAACTTGCCGTAGAAGATGTACGCCACTTCCGGTTTCGGGATGGACCATACGGTATTGAAGTCAATCTTGTAGCCTTCAATCCACTCACGCTGGATGGCGTTGTTTGGGGAGTCCGGCGTGTTGCCGATTCCATATCCCGTATTTCTCTTGATAAGCACGGGACGCTTGCCTCCCTCCCATCTCGGTTCCGGGTCACTGATATGGACGTTGCACATGAGCGTACCCTCGCCCAGTGTACGGGTGTCGAGCAGGACATAAAAAAGAGAAGTGCCGTCGGTGCGGTCAATGCGGACAAGGTCGTTCTTGGAGATGAGCTTTCGCCGGTTGGGGTATACGTAGAACTCCAATGAAAACTCAAGGTTGGCCATCGGGGTGTCGCGATGCGAATCAATGGCTACCTGTATCATCTTTCCTGTTCCTAATAGTTTCATAAGCCTGTTGTTTTTTTTGTATCACAAAGTTACAAAACCGGATTTCGGAAATGAAGGACAAAAAAAAGGCGGGTTTCACCGTTCAGGAAACCCGCCTTTTCCCATCAATCTTCGTAGGCGAAATAAAGCTTTGAGTCGTCAATTGTTCCGTTGTCGGTTGCTTCATCGTATTCTTTCTCAGACACGAGAAGTATCATCCCGTTGGTTACAAGGTCGGCACGCAAGGCTTCATAGTCTGCCTTACGCTGTTCATCTGTCGTGACACGCTCGGCTTCCGCCGCCTGACGGGCGTTCTCATTGTCGATGCGCTGCTGTTCGGCGGTATAACGGTCCGTCTCCGCTTCTACGCGTGCCAGCTCATTGGACTGGCGGGCAGCTTCGGCATGCTCCCGGTTCTCTTCGGCAGACACCCTGTCCAGCTCGGCTTGTACCCGTGCCGTTTCCGTTTCTACCCTTGCCGTTTCGGCAGCGATGCGCTCGTCTTCGTTTTCCTGCCGGGCTTCTTCGTTGGCTATTCTCGACTTTTCATTGTCCACCACTTGCATCACCGCCAGCTTCTCGTCGGCCAGGTCAAGTATAGCCTCGGTCACGCGGTCGGCAGCAGCGTTGGCTTCTGCAGCGGCCGCGTTAGCGTTTGCTGTCGCCAGATTAGCCGTATCGGCCGCTTCAAGCGCAGGGACTTTCAATGCGTTGATGGGCACAAGTACATTTTTATACTGACCGCCTGTCGTATCATAGGCAGGCAATGAGGTGATGCCCTCCAAGTCCTGCTTGATGGGTACGGATTCCACCGCCTTGGCTTTCGCCCGAATGGAAGACAATACCTTGGGTACTAACCGTTCGACCAGTTGGTCGTCATTCTCGTTTGCCATCTTCTTGTGGTGTTAACTGGTTGATAATTGCTTTTTTCACAGCGGCAACGAACAGACACCGTCCGCTGCTTACCAAATCAATGATAGCGGATGCATGCTCATCGCTTATCTCTATACTGCCTTCGCTGTGGTAGATCTCTCTGGCCACGTCGTCTACACCGATGTCGGGGGTGTTGGCGTGGATATAGTTCCCCAACTCCTTGGCAATGTCAAGTTCCTGAAACTCGTCAAATGCCACTTCAATACTGATGTTCTTGAAATTTGCTTCCATAACTTAACTATCTTTATTCATGAATGAACTGTACCAAATTTTATTACGTGCATCATATTTGTACACCTGCCAGCGCTTTTGGCTGAAGTAGCTGTCCGCCGAATGGGTGAAGCTTGCGGTTCCGGGATTGAGAGTAACCGTCACCCCATTGGCCGGGAAGAACCAGTACTCATGCCCGTCATCGCAATCGGACGGCAGCGTCAGCGTAATCGAAGAAGTGTTTTGGCAGATGATGTTGTTGTCATATTTACTGAGGGTCTGACTGGCTGTAATACGCCTTGTCTTCATCCGGAACCCGGCAATATGTCCGGCAGAGATGTAGATAGCACAGTTTCCGTAAACTCCTTTATCATCCGATATGCTGGCACCGGTGGCACTCAGCATCATCCCCACATTTCCGGAATTGAGCACATTCCTGTCCTTTACAACGATAGAGAAAGGACAGTATCCTAATCCTGCTGCGGCATGTGCAGCCGTATATCCAAGTTGCGATGTTGAATATTTATCCTTGAAAACGATTCCATCAGCGCTAAGGACTAAAGACTCATCCCCATTTTCCGTCGTTCTTGACGAAGTAAGCCGGGTAGAAGTAATAGTGAATCCACCGACCGTTCCTTCAACTGCCTCGATGGTCTTCACCTTGCAGTAATCCGTATTGAGATAACCTCCTACAATCAAAGTACTTCCTGACAAGGCGGCGTTGGCTACATCATTAACGTATGCCAGACTACCCAGTTTGCTGGTATCTGCTTTTTTATTTATAGCCGTATTTAATTCACTTACTTTGCTGTTTAATGACTCAATACTTGCTTTTGTGTCTATCTTGGCACTCAACGTTGTGTTCAGATCATTAATAGACTTGTTCAATGCGGTTTGTGCATTGGACAAGGCTGTGACTGTCGCTTTATTGTCAAGAGTGGTCTGCAAATTGGGATGGAGCATCGTATATGTCACCACACCACTGAGGTTGATTCTGCTGGCATTGATGGTTGTCGTACCCTTGTTGATAATACTAATGTAATCATCGGCTGTCATGTTTATCTGGTCGGCAGAAATCTTGATCTTGGATATGGCATCGTCCACATACACCTTTACTTCTGCGGTCTTCGCAATGCCTTGTTTTGTCACCTGCTCGGAAAATATACGGACCGAATCGGCCGTATTAATCCACCCCGATGTTGAAATGGTGTTGTTTATATTGTTGACGGTTTGTACTGTCGACGAGATTGTCTCGTCCATTGCATTAACTTGAAGCTTCAGATTGGTGACCGTACCTTCCGGCCCATTCATCTTGTATCCTAATAAGGATATGGCTTCGGCAGTCTGCTCAATGGATGTCGAGGTGGTAATCATGAAATTTTCCAGCGGCTTGTCAGTAAGCGAAAGCAAGTCGATGTACACATCGCCTGATGACTTGATACAGAAATCGCCCAAGCCGTCCCAAGTGGATGCAACCTTGATGGTGTAGGCATCTTCCTGTGCGGTGAGGTCGCGGGTCACATGGAAATCGTTCTCGTAGAACGTTCCGTCGGCTTTGATAAAACCCAGTTCTACCGTACCTGTTATGACCGCAAACAATCGGACGGAAAGATACAGTGTATCGGGAATCTCCTCGAATACTTTGGTATAAGTACCGTCTGCATTTTCGGTGGTGCCCGTATGTACTTTATGTGTACCCGGCTTGTCTATCAGTTCGTTTTTCTGCATGACAGTGTTGGCCGAGATACGCAACATATCCCGTCCGTTATGCTCGGAAATACCGGCGAAGCTGTCCTCGCTGCCGTACAGTTCATAGTTGAAGAACTGGGGTAATCCGTCCACCAAGAAATAGGATGTGGTTTCTTCACCCATTATCCATCCTTCAGCATTGTTGGTCATCGAGGCGTTAGTGAAGAAATTGTCTTCTTCGGTCATATCGAAGGTTGTCTGCTTGTAGTTGGTACGAAACAGTCCCTTGGCAATCTCGATGGCATCGGCCACATCTTCACCTGTATGGGCGATACGGAACTCTCCGACCGCGTAAAGGTTGGTAAGGTACGCCCCGAATTCCTTGAGCCAGCCGAACAACGGATTATATACCCCTCCGATATTGCCGAACCGTCCTTTCAAAGCGTTGTCCGGGTCTGTCTTTGCTCCGTAGATAAAATCCATATAGGGGGTATCTTCGCCGACAGACATCATCTGTATAACACCCTTTCTACGGGCATCGGACAGGTTGTCAATTCGTACGAGAGTGTCCCGTTCGGCTATCAACGAGAGATCTCCTCCGTCCATGGACGTGGTGAAGTTCCGGAAAGTAAGCCAGTCCAGGCGGTCTTCTCCGTCTTCTACATCCCCTATCCCTACTTCCGTTACAATGAACTCATATTGTTTGGTTACATAGTAATTGTTCTCTTCGGTGGGCATGCCGCCGTATTGCTGCACGATGATAACATCATCTTCCCGGAACGGGTTGTATAACTTGCCACCATCGGTCTTGAGATAAATTTTCCCGTCTGCAGCATCGTAGTGGTCCACTTCCATCATGCCGGTAAAGATCCGGTTGTCGTTCTCGCCGAGCATCTGGCTGACGATGAACTCATAGATACGCATGGATCCACGTACCACCAGGTCGTCGAACTCAGCATAACTTCGTGTCTCCTTTTCACCGGCCGCATTTTCCCATTCTTTCATTCGGATGGCCCAGCCTTTGCCTCCAATGAAGCCCGAAATGAATTCTTCGGACGACAAACTTCCCTTGAATACAGCGTGATTTTCGACCAGCAAGTCGTACACCCTCCCTAAGATTCGAGCAACCAGATGGTCCGCTTCCACATACCACTCATCCTTTTCGTTCTTCTTGGCCGCCCACCCTGCTTTCTGCACATCTTGGGAATAATCGGTCGATGTCGCTTCGGTGGTAGTGAGACCGCCTTTCAGTCCGATGTGATAAGGCGTTTCGTCAGGCTTGATTTTAGAGAGGTAGCGGTCGTCATTCATCGACTGCACATACTTGGTTGTGGGGATGGTCTCATCATTGATGGGGACATAGGTATTATCCTTAACGAGGCTCCCGTTTTCGTCGACAATAAAGTTTCCGTCTTCATCGCGCAGATATTCAGAATCCCCGTCGGTACTTCTTTTGATGTCAACGACCGGTTTTTCCGTGTCCCCGCTTTTGAAGATGAGACCGCCGATAAGGGTTATGAAGCCTTTGACGGTGAATGAAGACAACCATTGCTTGGCGCGGATAAGCCACGGGGTGCTATACTTGTCAAGTTCCCACATCTCATTGAGTTCCGTGCCTTCGTTTTTCACTTGGTCAGACTCCAACCGGCCGGTGTCGTAAGTGATTTCACGGATATTGGTTCCGTTTGTAGATGACACTGAGCCTATCCTTATGTAATAATAGGCTTCACTTTCCGCTGTGCTTCCATCTTCGGTGGACCCGTCCGTATCATACAGTTCTTTTGAGTAGACAATCAATGCAGATGTGCCGTTCCGATCCAACCGGACATAGATGTAGAACATGTCGTTGTCCGGAAACTTGTTGTTATAGGCTGTAATCTTCCAACGCCGGTAATTGCCGTCACTGTCATAACCTATCTCACCCGGTATGAATACACGTATGTAGCATGACGAAGAAGCGGAAACCTGAATAAGGTTCGCCCCATAACCGGAGTTCTCTACAAACGTAAGGTATGCCGGATTGATGTAATAGGTCGTATTGTTATTGGTGTGTACAGCCATAGTCCAATTATCGTTTTCGTACTTCAAAGTTACACAACGCACACGGCTTAATGAAGGACAAAAAAACGGTCACTTTTTTGTCCTTCATATCCTCCGCCGGATGTAGTAACTTTGGATCAACAAAACGAAACTTGAACCTTAACTATTAAGAATGAAATGAATGAAAAGTCTTTGATTGGGCACACCATTCAGGGGAGCTTTGCGGGGATTGCTTCGGCTTTTATCACGCAGACCCTGAGCCACATGATACCGTGGCTGATGGTGACCGCGGCGGTCATCCTATGTGACCTGGCGTTTGGAGTGAGAAAGTCCCTTCTGATGGAGGAAGAGGTGAGATTCAGCCGCGCGGTGCGGAACACGATGGGCAAGATGGTGACGTACTTTGCCTTCGTTTGTATGGTGTGCATGATTTGTGTGGCGAGCGGCGAGCAGTACGGCATCGACAAGTGGTCGTGTCTGCTGGTGTGTTTCATCGAGGGATGCTCCATCGTGGGGAATATCCTGAAGCCGAAGGGGATT